TCTAAAATGTGGATTGAAGATCCAATTCAAAATATTAGTTTAGATGATTGGATGAAGGTTCCTTGGGGTACATATCCCAACCTTCCTCCTAAACCACCGAAGAAATGATTCATAGTATCGTAGGGTCCGTCCTTGACCATTCCACCTCTGCGATACTACACACGAACCTGAATGGTCAAGATAGGAAATAAAAATGTCACATCCAGCACATAAGAGTAATGCCGAACTTGGTATGGCAGTCCATCGTCACCTAGTATCTAAAGGTATCGAAACGCCAATCACTGATATGGTGTCTGCTTCTTCTGAAGCAAAGATCAAAGAGATTGTTCCTCACTTTACTAAGATCATGGAAATCCTAGGATTGGATCTCACTGACGACTCGTTGATCGACACACCCAACCGTGTTGCAAAAATGTATGTCAATGAAATCTTTTGGGGATTGGACTACTCAAAGTTTCCAAAATGTACTGCAATCGACAACAAGATGGATTACAAAGATTCATTTGTGTTAGAGCGTAATATTAATGTACAATCTAATTGTGAACATCACTTTGTAGTAATTGATGGTCTTGCAACTGTAGCATACATTCCACATAAGAAAGTTCTTGGTCTATCCAAGCTCAATCGAATCGTGGAGTTCTTTGCTAAACGACCACAAGTGCAAGAGCGTCTAACAGAACAGATCTGTGAAACTATTAGCTTCATCACCGACTCACCTGATGTTGCTGTATATGTTGATGCATCACATTACTGTGTTAAAAGTCGAGGTATTCAAGATACAGGATCATCGACTGTCACACTATCAACACGAGGAGTGTTTGCTGAAGCCAATTCAGACATTCGACGTGAATTTTTGAATATTGCGCGTCTACCAAAATAAAAAGGAATTGTAATGAGTTATATCGTGAAACGTAATCGTATTTGGGTTACCTTCCAAAAGGAAGGGATCCATTGCTACCCAGCTGCAGCAACAGATCCTAAACTGAAGACTGGTGGCTGGGATGATGTTAGTTTTCTAGGAACACCACATCGACACATTTTCCACTTCCGTGTTGAACTTGATGTGTTCCACGACGATCGTGATGTGGAGTTTATCCAGTTTAAGCGTTGGCTAGAGCGTCTTTTTGATGATGGTATCCTCGAGCTAAACTACAAGAGCTGCGAGATGATTGCAGACGACATTGCTGAAAGCATTCATGCGAAATATCCCGATCGTTGTTTCATCATCTCCGTTGCTGAGGACAATGAAAACGGTTGTGTGAAACACTATGAGGTTGTGTGATGATTAATTTTTGTCATATTGTACCTGTATCATATCTTCCTCTCGTGAGGTCATATCCAGTTCATCTTCTTCTAGCACATCTTGTAGAAGAGAACAAGGAGTATCGTGAGTTCTATGCTCAGCTCAAACGAGACAATCCAAATGTAGTTTATCATCTTGACAACTCAGCATTCGAGATGTTCAAGCGAGGGGTTGATATGTACCCATCAGATAAGTTGATCGAGATGGGTAAACTGGTTAGTGCTGATTCTATTGTGATGACGGATTATCCGAAGCACCATTGGATGAAAACTACAGACAAGGCGCAAGAACTTGCTCCGAAATTTAAGAAAGCTGGTTTCAAAACATTCTTCTGCCCTCAATCATCTCTCGGAGATCTTGATGGTCTGATGAAAGGGTTTGAGTGGGCTATCAACAATCCAGATGTAGATTACATTGGTGTTTCTATCCTCGCATGTCCAATTGCTCTTGGTGTCAATGAAACTAAGCACAGTCCTCATCAGGTACGAGATGATGGTTATATGATGCAACGGTATCTGTCTCGTTGGGCTATCTTCGAAGAGCTGAAGTCTCGTGGTCTTCTTGGGCCAGCCACACGGAAAAGGTTTCATTGTCTAGGAATGACCGATGGTCCACGTGAGATTTCTTTGGTTCGCGAATATCATAACCACATCTTCTCGTGGGACAGCTCAACTGCTGTATGGCATGCACTAGCTGGAATCCGATACGACAATAGTCCAACTGGTCTTCGATTTGGTAAATTTGAAAAAGAAGTGGATTTTGATATTTCGCTATCAGATAAAGTTGAAAGCCAAAAGGACATCAACTATAATATGGGACTAGTTGACAAATTGTGTAGAGGTGAATGATGGGGTTGGTGATTGGATTACATGGAGCAAAAGGATCTGGTAAAGACCAGTTTTACAGGGCTGTAAAAGATGCCTTTCCTCAACTGCAAGTGCGTAAGATTGCATATGCTGATCCAATCAAAATCGAGGTGTCTCGTATCTTCGATCTTGTAACCGAAGAACAATATGATGCATTCAAGCGAACGAAAGTTGACTACCAACTTCCAGGATACCTAACTCATTCTGTTGATGGTCGACGTGTTGTTCGCGAGATTGGAATGATGATGCGATCATTTGACGAACAGCAGTTTGTTAGATATGTGGAAGATACTATCAATCGAGATCGTACAGGGATTTGGTGCATCACTGACTTGCGGTTTCATAATGAACTGGAATCAATCACCAAACGACTTGATGGAATCATTGTTAAGATCAAACGAGGAGGCGTGGCATTTGATGGCCATGTAACAGAGACTGAGTTCCCTGATGAACTGTGTCACAGCATCATTAACAATGTCGATCTAACACTGGATCAGTATAACCAACTAGCAGTACAAGAGATGCATAAAATTTTACAAACAGTTGCCTTAGTAAAGGAGTGAGCATGAAACATATTATGGGACCTAATTCTAAATCTTCTCTCACGGAAGTTCAGAATGAAGATGTGCAGCCTAATGCTGTAGATCTACGTTTAGGTAAAGTGTTTAAAATTAACGATGAGAATATTTTCGAGATTTCGAATGAACATAAAAAACATCGTGGTGGCCGTGAGTTGATTGCAGATAAAGATGGGTATTTTTATCTCGAGATTGGTCACTATGAAGTTGTAATGGAGAACATCATCAAAGTCGGAGAGAATGAAGCTGGGTGGGTGATCACCAGGTCGACTCTAAATCGCAACGGTCTATATCTAACATCGGGGTTGTATGATTCAGGTTACCATGGTACAATGGCTGGCGTCCTTCATGTAACTGTTGGGCCTGCCAAGATCAAACAAGGAACACGGATCGGACAGTACCTCAGCTTCAATGCTGAGATGATGCATGAATATAATGGGTCGTATGGATTTGATAAGTCGGGCCAAGCAAAGCCTGATGAAGCAAAATACCACAACAAGTGAGATACACTATGAAACTATCGAAAGATACACTAGCAATTTTTAAGAACTTTGCTAACATCAACAGCAACCTAACAATCAAACCAGGATCAAAACTTACTACAATTTCATCTGGCAAGAACATCATCAGCGAAGCCACCATTGTTGAGACATTCCCAACAGACTTTGGCATCTACGATTTGAATGAGTTCCTCGGAGCTATGTCTCTGTTTGATTCACCGGAATTGGACTTCAACGATAAATATGTAACCATCTATGAAGGGAAGAACAGTGTTCGATACTTTGCTGCTAGTCAATCTGTGCTTACTGTTGTACCAAGCATTAAGCAGTTTCCTACACCCGATATCTCATTTAATCTATCAAGTCAGATGCTCAGCCAAATTCAACGAGTATCTTCAATCCTTCGTGTATCTGACTTCTCGGTAGTAGGAGACGGTAAGGTAATCAGTGTTGCTGTTGGAGATAAGACCAATCCAACAGGCAATAGCTTTAGTTCGGAAATTGGTACAACCGACAAATCATTCAAAGTCAACTTTAAGATTGAGAATATGAAGATGATGCCGGGCGATTACATTGTTGACATCGGTGGCAAGAAGATTAGCAGGTTCGCTTCCACATCTCAAAAGCTCGTGTACTTTGCTGCAATCGAACTTGACTCTACATTTGATTTCTGATATAATATTGTTTTTGTGATGGAGTTATATTATGAGTGAACATTTCATTTGGACGGAAAAATACAGACCACAAACAATTGACGACTGCATTCTTCCGGAAGGTCTCAAGAAGACTTTTCGGGAGTATGTGGAAGCAGGTGAACTTCCAAACTTTCTGTTCCATGGTACTGCTGGCGTAGGCAAGACTACAGTAGCTCGAGCACTGTGTAATGAAATCGGTGCAGAGTATATGTTCATCAACGGCTCTGATGAATCAGGTATTGATGTACTGCGAACGAAGATTAAAGGATTCGCATCGTCAATCAGCCTCACTGATGCCAAGAAGGTAGTCATCCTCGATGAAGCAGACTATCTTAATCCCAACTCTACACAACCAGCTCTTCGGTCGTTTATCGAAGAGTTTGCTGACAATTGTAGGTTCATCCTAACTTGTAACTTCAAGAATCGAATCATCGATCCTCTGCATAGCAGGTGTGCAGTCGTTGACTTCAAGATTCCTGGCGATGAGAAAGTAAAAGTCGCTGGACTGTTCTTTAAGCGTGTCGTGAACATCCTGAAAATGGAGAATGTAGAATTCGACACGAAGGTTGTAGCTGAGCTTGTGCAGAAGCACTTTCCTGATGGTCGACGGATTCTTAATGAACTCCAACGGTACTCAGTGTCCGGTAAGATCGATTCTGGTATCTTCGTCAATCTAAACGGCGATTCTTATCGTCAGCTATATAAGATGATGAAGGAAAAGAACTTCACAGAAGTGCGTAAGTGGGTTGCAATGAATAGTGATGGAGATACTTCAAGAGTGTTTCGTGATCTCTATGAAGGATCTTCTACATTCCTCGATCAGCACAGTATCCCTCAGTTGGTTCTTATTCTAGCCGATTATCAATACAAGGCTTCGTTCGTAGCAGACCATGAGTTAAACCTAATGGCATGCTTGACAGAGGTGATGGGGGAGTGTAAATTCTCATGATGGAAATTCTATTAACTGCTGTGGTTACACTCTTGATCGGTTTCAAGGCTGGGTGGATTTATCGCGAATATAAAGCTAAGAAACTAATCCAATCCCTCAGAGAGGATTACTTCAAGAATCTTGAATTGATGGCGGAACAGCAAACTGTAAACGAAACCGAGATTGTTATCGAGAAGTATGAAGGGTCGTTTTTCGTTTACGATAAGAACACCGGGAACTTTCTAGCTCAAGGTAAGTCTCATGACGAGGTATCGGAAGTCCTATCACAACGCTTTCCAAACACTACCTTCATCGCAAGCCTCAGTCACTTGAAAGAAAAGGGATACGATCATGAATCCCTTTGATATGGTTAATGCAATCAATTTTACAAAAGAGAACTTGTTTGAAGATCCGCAAGCTGAGAAGGACTACTCCCCATTCCTAACTAACAGGGCGCTGTCCTACTTCCCCGACACAGTGTTCTATGCGAATGAAATGAATCGTCTATCGCATGCACCAAAACAATGGCAGTTTGAGTTTCTACTCCATGCAGTTCCTAAACGCAAACGGTTTTCGAAGTGGTCTAAGAAGTCACCATCATCTGACGATGTGATCGCTGTTTCCAAATATTATAAATACTCCATGGAAAAGGCCGTGGAAGCTATGTCCCTCCTTTCCGACGAGCAAATTACTAAGATAAAACAACAAATGGAACAAGGTGGGAAATCATGACGTCAGAAGTGATTTATTATGACTGGACTCCACAGTCAATGCTAGAAGTAACACTACAATCACCAGATAACTTTCTTAAGGTCAAAGAGACCTTAACGCGGATTGGTGTTGCTTCAAAGAAAGACAAAAAATTATATCAATCTGCCCATATCCTACATAAGCAGGGCAGATACTTCATTGTGCACTTCAAAGAGTTGTTTATCCTCGACAACAAGGAATCGAACATCTCTGTAAGTGATATTGAACGACGGAATGCAATTGCATTGCTGTTGGAAGATTGGGGACTACTAACCGTCGTCAACAAACCAACCAACAACGTGCATGCTATTATGTCTCAAATCAAGATCGTCTCGTATAAAGAGAAGAATGAATGGGAATTGGTGCCGAAATATCAGATCGGCGTGAAAAAACGTGTTTAAGGAGATCATACAATGGAAAGTACAGAATTTAAATTCACATTAGATGTTAATGAGACTAACATCATTCTAAGAGCCCTCAGTAAAGGTCCGTACGATGAGGTAGTTCAGTTGATCGCCAAGATTCAGAGTCAGGCTCAATCGCAGATTGATGAGGCTAGCGCCAACCGCCAGGCGGAAGAATAAGTAAGAAGGTCTTTTGCAGAGCCTTTAAATCTGCATACACACTCACACACAAAGGAAACAAAATGAGCAAAACACCATACGAACTACGTGTCGACCTACTTGCCATGTCCAAGGAGTACCTTGAACAGCAATACCAAAGGAACTTTGAGTTTGCACGTACAGCATTTGAGAAGTCAGTTGAAGTCGGCCAAGCTACTCTTGAAGAGTGGCAAAAGTACGCCCCTCCCTTCTACGACTTCACGGATGTAATTAAGAAGGCAGAAGAGTTATATTCGTTCGTCTCTACGAAAGAGGTGTCGAAGTGATCTTACTGAGCATACTCCAAAATTTAATGATTAAATTTGTGGAAGTCTCGAGACAACAGGATGTGGAAAGATATATATTATCGAAGCATCCTAAATCTGCCGCTGATGTCGACTACTGGTTGAAGCAATACAACAGTAGCCGATAAGGAAAGATTCCCTTCGGGATGGGACGCAACGGATCCACCTTAGGATCGTCTTGCCGTGCTGGCGTACGAGCACCCCGGATCGGTAACCGGGACTAGCACATGCCATATGGGTGTGCGTTTTATAACTCGCTTAATTTAAGGAGAACTACCATGACAAACTTACTATCACTATCAACCAAAGACTTTGACCGCTTCTTTGTAGGCTTTGATGATCATCTTGATCGTCTAACTCGTATCCACAACGAGTTTGCCAAAACCACAACACCAAATTATCCTCCATACAACATTAGGAAATGTGAGGACAATCATTATATGATTGAGATTGCTGTTGCTGGGTTTTCTCGAGAAGATATCGATGTCTCAGTCGAAGATGGCAAACTGACCGTCAAAGGTTCAGTTAAGACTCCCTCAGATGATACATATTACATCTACAAAGGGATTGGTGCCCGCGACTTTACACGAACATTCGTTCTTGAGGATAGCGTTGAAGTAACTGGAGCAGATATCGTAAACGGAATGTTGCAGATTGCTCTAGAGCGTATCGTCCCCGATCACAAGAAACCCCGTAAGATTGAGGTGGGAGATGGGCTACGGACAATTCAACCAAACAAACAGCTGCTCCAAGAAGCAGCATAACACTTACAGTGTATCTTCGTTATGAATAAGCGACAAATCGAAGGAGGAGTTCTCTCCTCCTTCATGTCTTTTAGCCCAGTGAGATTAGATCAGTGGAATATTAAACTTTCTTATGTGCAAAGTCACGAACACTTCATATTAATAGCTGTTCACATCAAGACTTATGATTGTGTCGTAAGATCCTTTGTTACAGAAGAAGAACTCAGCGCATTTATATTTTTTCTAAGTGAGAGACAATGATTCAAGTATTCAAAATGGTATCGGGCGAAGAGATGATTGCTACTATCGCCGGTGAAGCCTCAGACCACTATGTACTCGAGGATGCAGTAACTTTAATCTACCAAAACATGCAGGACGGCAGAATGTCTGCTGGGTTTGCTCCGTTCATGCCGTACGCAGAAGGAGAGATAAAACTTCTCAAGACTTCTGTTGCATGCGTGGCAGACGTCAAAGAACAAATGGTACAAGAGTACACAAGAATCTTCTCCAAGATCATGGTTGCACCAGCCACTGCACTTTCGGGTCTATCTCGGGGTTGACATTAATTCCAAAGTGTCCTATAATGATCACTCATCAGTAATGAGG